GACCAAGAGCATATAGTTTAGATCCAAAATTAAAATCTAAAAAGAAAGAAGAACCAAAGAAATCTGAGTCAACCAGCACAACCAGTAAAAGAAAATCACTTGCAGTAAAAGCTGCCCGTGCTGCTGGTAAAGTTGCAGGTAGAGTTGCCAGAAAACTTTCTAAGTAAACCACTTCCCAAACCGTCTCTTTACAGGGACGGTTTTTTTATAAATAAATCTATGGAAGTTAAAAAAAATGAATCCCAACGAACTCCGTAGTCTTCAAGAAGCATATTTAGAAGTTGTTGAAAATCAACAGCAACTTGATGAAGCAGAGTATGTCAAGTTCAATGATGGTAGGAAAAGCAAAGTCACAAGAATGAGTGGTGAATTTAAGAAACCTAAACCATTGACTCCACTACCAAAATCTTCTAGAAAGAGTACAGACGGTGTAGAAAAGTTAGAGAAAGGTCGTAAGGCATTTAATAAATCCCGAGAAGTAGCATCTAGAAATATGCTGAGAAAAGAAGAAGTATCTGTTTATGATATTGTCCTCTCACATCTTCTTGATGAAGGATATGCTGATACTGTTGAGAGTGCAGAAGGCATTATGCTCAATATGAGTGAAGAATGGAGAGAGAGTATTGTTGATGAAACTATTAATGAAGGTAGAAGAACAAGTCTAAGTGCTCTCTCAAGAGAATCACAACAGCGTAAAGCGGATAAAGAAAGAGGAAGACCAGAAACTCAAGATGAAAAACATAGAAGACTGGCAATGGGTAGATATTCACCTTCTCAATATAAGTGGAAAAAGGTAGATGGTCAGTGGAAAAATATGGGTAGAAAAGATGGTGAAAAAGATTGACGATTGGAGAGAGAGTATTATTGGATGAGTCCACTTCTCAAAGTGTCCACCGTCTCTTCACAGGGGCGGTTTTTTATTGTATAATGACTTCATATACACTATAATAATGTCTCACACAACAACTAAAAGAACTTACAGAGTTGAATTTTCTTCATATACTAGAATGTGTATTGAAGGTGCATCTCAAGGTATATATGCTTGTTATGGATGGCATGATCTTCTAGATCACAGTCATCCAGATGATCGGTTCATGGCACTTGATCCTGCATCTAGAGGTTATATTGAAGCAGTTAAAGTTTATGAAAAAAAATATAATGGACTTGTGTCTAGAACAAAAACAAAACTCTTTAAAGAGAAAAATATAAATGGGACTGAATTGCGAAATAAGATAAATCTTTTGGAAAAATTATTTGAAGAAGAAAAGGATCGTGCTAATCGTGCTAAAACAAAAGCAGAAGGAAAACGAATTCGCAAACAAAAAGGAGGTATGCTAGAAATTCAAGATCAACTTCGTGAACTTCGTGATGTTTATCGTTCTATTGAAGATGAAGCCTATGAAATAACACATCAAAAAATGGGAGATCGTCCATCTGCAGAAACATATTGGAAACCAATTTTTGATAGAATGTACTGGCAATTTGATTATGTTTCATTTGATATTCCATCATGGATTAAAGAAAGAGATTATTGTGTTGTAAAACAAGAAGAAATTATACAAGAACAAATGGTAACTAAACTTGAAAGAGTTGAACCAAAAGGATCTGGTGTAAATTGGAAATCTAGAAATCGTGGTGGAAAAGTTAATGTTTCTTCTAGAGGTTTTGATAAAACAGCAACAAAAGTGTATCCAACACACTTAAAGAATGAATAAACCACTTCCCAAAGTGTCCACCGTCTCTTCACAGGGACGGTTTTTTATTGTATGGCATAAATAATATGAAGGATTTTTAGACGACGATGAAGACATTCCAAGAATTTATGACTGAATGCTATAATATTCAGGAAACATCACTGAATAGAATTCGTTCTAAGTCACAGAAAGGTGGAATGGCTATCCTGTCTGGACAAAGAGGAGATAAATCGTCCAAAGAAAATAAGGAAAGAAGCAAGAGAACTGAAAGAAGGATTCGTGGTGCTGGTCTTCCTGGTCCTACAAAGGTTTCGGGAAGATACACAGAGAATCCTGGAACACCTCAGGAGAAAAAGGTGGGAGAGAAATCTCATGTAGTTTCCTCAGGCAAGATGGGCAAGAGGAAGTTCAAGAAGACAGTTGAGAAACTGGGCACAGAGGGTGGACTTAAGCACAAAAAGAATGTAAAATCAGGTTCAAGCAAAGATGATCAGGACTCAGTTTTAATCCAACGCAAGAAAGGTGGATCTGCTACACTCAAAGGAACTTCCAAAACATCTTGGCCAGGTAAGGGTAAGAATGTTAAAGTGGGGAAGATGAAACCAGGACGCACTGGTGAATTTGATACCAAAGTGAAAAACAAAACATTTACTTATGAAGAAGACTAAGTTTCCATTTCAGCATATTGTTTTAGAAGACAAGAAAGAAGTCTGGGTTCTTTGTGATAGTGCCATTACTGCTATGGGTATTGGTTCTATTGTTAAACAGTTTTATCCTGGATATACTCCTCACATCGCATCCAAAGATTACCTTGATGAATTGACGAGGGGCAACGCACTCTGATTTGTGTTATAATTAGAAGGGTATACACCCTTCTTTTTTATGCAACAAGAATTCTGGTCTGTCTATGAAGACGGACAAAAGATTGCAGACTGTGGATGGGAAAGGGACGCTATGAATCTTTGTTCCATGCGTCCCAATAGAACTTATAGAAAGAATAAGTATCTACAAGATCAAGTAATTGATGTCACTGCTACTGTTGATAAGCAGTTGCCTGGTCAACAAGGACTCCCTGCTGGCAAGATCAGAGTAAAGGGGCAAGAACTTGACATCCAACAATCACTACCCGAATCAGAACTTATTCATTTTAGAGTATGAAAAATGCTATTCTCGCTGGTTTACTCATCGGCGCTGCTCATGGGATGACTGTTCCCTTGAATGCAGAACCCACCAAAGGATACAACACTTACGATTCTTTGGGGTGTATGATCTTAAGAGAGTGTACTGATGGTGTAGAAGAAGTGTTCAGCATGTTGGACATCAGTTCTAACTATAAGAACATGGAAGAGTTCACTTCAGTGACGCAAGAGTTTAATAATATGCTCGCGTCACTAAAACAGATTGGTGTGAAAGTATATCTTGCCGATCAGAAGTACTTCCCAGTTGGCCACCGTGGAGTTTATCATACTGTTAGTAATAACTTCTATCTCAATAAAGCATACATGCATCGCCCTCATGTCCTGATGACAGTCATGCGTCATGAGGGTTGGCATGCTGCTCAAGATTGTATGGCAGGCACCATCGACAACTCTATCATTGCTATTATTAAACCCGAGGAAGATGTTCCTAAGATGTGGCGTGAGATGGTAGAGCGGACATATCCTAAGTCAGCTGTGCCGTGGGAAGCAGAGGCAACCTGGGCAGGCAAGACTGAGGGTATGACTCAAGCAGCACTGGAGGCATGTGCCGCTGGTAACATGTGGGAAGTCTATCCCCCAACACCTCTCACCCGTAAGTGGTTAGAAGCGGAGGGATTTATCAAGTGATTGAGTATGAAAGTATAGACTCTGATGTTGTCTTGCCATATGTTATGGCAAGTTCATCCGATAAAAACTTTTATCAAATCAAAGATGAATTCGTAAATTGGATGGACAACTATTCAAAAGTCTATCAGCAAAATTATAGAAGTAATGTAAACGGATATCAAAGTCCAGATGATTTTTATAAGGAGAAAAGTTTTTCTCCTTTTTTGAACTACATGAGCGAAAGAATACTTGACTTAGTTGATGAGTTTAAAAAGAATGAAGATAGCAATATCAATTGCATTCCCAGACTCTCTAACATGTGGTTCAATATAAATTACAAGGGGTCATACAACACAGCTCACACTCATCCTGGATCCATACTTGCGGGTGTTCTTTATATTGATGTTCCCGAAGACTCGGGAGATATTCAATTCATGCATCACGACTACCATAATCTGTCTCTCATACAACATACAGATATGTCGCTCCAACCTACTGACGGGTTGATGCTTTTGTTCCCTTCCTCTTTCCAACATAGTGTTGGTGTTAATCGTTCAGACTTCCCAAGATATTCAATCGCATTTAATCTCTATGAGTACTATGAAAGTGATCGATGAGTTCCTTCCTAGGGACTACTTTGAGCATCTAAAAAATTGTGTCTTTAGCACTCAATTTCCTTGGATTTTTTGCCAAGAAGTTGCTAACCTCGGTGAAATGAATGATGATCATTTCTTTTTCACTCATAGATTATATGATAGATTTGAACCACAGAGTTCTTTCATGAATGAGATTGATGATCTGTTGGTAAAGCATTTAAATATTAAGTCTTTGATTCGTGCAAGAGTAAACTTGTATCCTAACATCGGAAAGTTTATCGAGCACGATCTTCATGAGGATTATAAGTATCCTCACAAGACTGCAGTGTTATATTTTAATACTTGTGATGGATATACTGGATTTGAGGATGGGACTAAGGTTGAAAGTGTAGAGAATAGAGTCGTGTTGTTTGATGGATCGACTCCACATCGAAGCACAACCTGTACCGATCAAAAGGTAAGGATTGTTTTATCGGTAAGTTACTTCTGATAAATACTAAGAAGCTCATTTTCTTTTTGTCGTAATGCCTACTCGCATTAAACCAAAACGAAGTCTAACGCAAGGTCAAATTCCTGGTCTCAGTGACCTAGAAGATGGCGAAATGGCGATTAATATAGTTGACCAGAAAATCTATGTTCGAGTCGGTGATAATGTAGAAACTGTTGCTTCTGCGGCAACTGGTGCTACTCCCGTTTTCGCACAGATTGATGGTCCACTTACGACTCAGTTGGTTGTTAATAAAAGATACCTTATCAATACAACTAACGGCATTGTTAATGCGACAATGCCAATCGTCAATCTCACTATTGGAGACAGCATTGAGATTGCGGATGGCGGACAAAACTGGAATATAAATAATGTTATATTGACCTCAGCTTCGCATCAATTTAAAGATGCTATTGGCAACATTGATGATGGTCCTGTAAACTTAGATGTTTCGGGCGTGACTGTTATGTTCTTGTGGACAGGTAGTTATTGGAGAATCATTAGCTAATGGCACTCACTTTAAGTAACGCACATTTTGAACCTAAAGATTCTACAGGTTATTATGTGTATGCTCTGAGAAGAGATGAAGACGACATGCTTTGGTTCACCAAAGTAAGTGCTGCATCAACAACGGAAACCTTTGATCCGTACCGTCTCGACGGAACTCAAGTAGAAGAGTTCGGTGATTATGATGATTATGTTGAAGAGACAACCGAACAAAAAGCACTTGCCAATAACCCGCAAGATAAATATCAACAGATACGCTTTGACAGGCGAAACCTTTTTTATTACCTAGACTCTGATGGGTATCTAACTCTTCAAGTCAACGGCACCTATTCATACCCTGGACCTGTTTAACGAGAACCTACAATGGCAGAATTTAGACTTGGCAGACTGAAGTTTAACTGGCGCGGAGCCTGGGCTGCTTCTACTGCATATGTAATTGATGACATCGTTAGATACGGTGCCAGCTCTTATGTATGTACTGGCAACCACACATCGGATGCTTCGGCAACTGGATTCCCCAACGATAGTGCAAACTGGTCCCTCCACACCGAGGGTCAGAATTTTGCTGGTGAGTGGGCGACAAATACTGGATATGTTGTAAACGATATCGTCAAGGAAGGCGGTAATCAATATATCTGTACCGCACAGCACACTTCGACTGGTATCCAGAGTAACTGGTACTCTGCAGACTTCCCCGCGTATTGGGAACTGTATTCCGAGGGTCTGAACTTTAGAGGTGCCTTTGCCACTGACACCTACTACGGTATCAACGATGTTGTTACCTACGGTGGTCAAGAATGGCGTTGTACTTCTCCCTTCCAAGTTGCATCTGACCTGACTGCCGCTGGAGTATCTTCTTCTCTGCATGATACTGCAGGTATCGGTTCTGATGCTTTCTATCCTCCTGCCAATAAGTTTGCTTCGTTCTCCGCTGGATTTACCAACGAAGGTCTCTACGATGCTGTTGCCCGATATCAAAAGGGTGATGTTGTAGAGTTTAGAGGTGCATCTTATGTTGCTATCGGCACCAATCCTTACGGAGCACAACCTAACGAAAACCCAACTGAGTGGAGACTGATTGTCGGCGGTATTGGTACTGCTGGTGGTTCTACCTATGATCCTGGTAGTCAGTATTCCAGAGGTCAGATTGTAACTCTTGGTGGTAACACTTATATTGCTGATGATCTGCTTATCAACAATGATAAAAGACCTGTTGGAAATGGCATTACTCAAACCGACACTGGTATCAACGGTTGGTCTCTGCTGAACAGAGGTTTTAACTGGAGAAGCACTTGGAGTGGTTCTAATGTTTATGAAATCGGTGATGTCGCTGAGTATTCTTCCTCTGCTTACATCTCGATTGCATCTTCGAACATCAATGTTCAGCCTGGTACTGCTGCTACCATGTGGGCAGCGTTCGCTATCGGTGATAGCGCCGCTCTGCTGACAACCAAAGGTGACCTGCTTACCAGAGACGGTACTGGTCCTACAAGACAGGGTATTGGTACTCAAGGTACATACTTGAGAGTATCTGCTAACGACGAGATCGAATGGCAGTATCCTGGTCTGCGTACTAAGGTTTACTTCGTAGACGCTCAGCAGGGCAGCGATAGCAACACTGGTCTGACACCTGACAACGCTTGGGGAACGATCGCTTACGCTTCTACTGCTGGTCAGAGAAGAAGAGACATCACCAACTTTGTTTATGACGAGACTAGTGGTGTTGCAACAGTTACTGCTGCATCTCACGGTCTGTTCCCGAACGGTCAGGTTAAACTGTCAGGTATTGCCTTTACTTGTGGCGCTGCTCACGCTGGTGTTACCACAACAATCTTCCCTGATGGTACACAAGGATTCTTCTTTAAGGTTGACTCCGTTACTGACTCCAATACATTCGTAACTAATGTTGGTATCTCCACTATTGCTCACACCTATGTAAGTGGTGGTGAGGTTACCGATGTATCTCCTATCATTCTAAAACTGTCTGCTGGTGTATTCTCTGAGCAACTTCCTATCACACTGCCTAAGAACTTCTCCATTGCTGGTGATGTTCTGAGAGGTACGACGATTGAACCTGCTGCTGGTCTTTCCACTGACGGTCTGCGTCCCAACTCTCGTCAGACGATGTTCTTCGTCTCTGACGCTACCACGGTTCAGGCAATTACACTCCGTGGTCTTCAAGGTTTCGACTACGATGTGAACGATCCTTTCGTAACTGATAAGTGGCAGAACAAAACTGGTGTTGGATCCACTGCTTGTGGTGTTTACTTCAGATTGAATCCCGACACCCCGATTCTTGAGCGTTCTCCTTACATTAAGGACTGTACTGCTTTCTCTGATATCTGTACTGATGGTACAGGACATGGCGGTGCAATCGGTGTTTACATTGAGGGTGGTGTTCACGAAGGTAAACCTGAAGGATCAGGTGCTAAGTCGATGGTGTTCGACGCCTTCACCAACATTCACTCTGGCGGTGTAGGTTTCTGGTTGGAAGACGATGCTCTTGCTGAAGTTGTATCCTGCTTCACCTACTACTGTGCATTCGGTTATGTTTCCGACGACGGATCTGAAATCAGATCTCTGTCTGGTAACAACTCCTATGGTGATTACGGTGCAATCGCTGTTGGATTCTCTACCCTTGAGGTTGCTAGAACTGGTCGCCTCTATGGCGATAAGATGACAACAGTTGTTGGTACATATGTCGGTGACCTGTCTGTCGGTGCTACGATGCGTGGTACTGAGTCTGGTGCTCGCGCTGTACTGACTAATGATCAGTCTGCTTCTGACGCTATTTACTTCAAGTACAACTCTGGATTCGGTAACCCTGATGGTGCTAACGGTGCCGTTGGTGTTGGTACTACCGTCTTCACCCCTGGTGAGTATGTCGAACTTGATTCCGTTGGTGCTGGTGCTACTGGATACTTCAGAATCGGTACTGGATCCAACGCTGTCTCTGGTCAGAAGGATGCTCTCTTCGAAGTTGTTGGTTTGACTACAACTCCGATTGTTGGTGACGCTCTTGGATTCTCTACCGTTGGACTTGGTTACTCTGATTCCAACACTTACATCATCAGAACGGTTACAGGATATGATTCTGGAACTGGTCGTGCAACACTGACTATTGCTCCTGCGAAGGCATCTGCGCCTTCTTCTCTGGATGACCAAGAGTTTACGATGAGAACCAAGTTCTCTAAGGTAAGACTCACTGGTCACGACTTCCTGCTGATCGGTACAGGTAACACTGCTCAAACCAACTATCCTGATGTTGACGAGAACACTGCCGCACAAGGTAACGAAACAAACATTGTTAACTCTGGTAAGATCTTCTATGTTTCTACCGACCAAGGTGGTAACTTCAGAGTTGGTGAATACTTCTCGGTTAACCAGTTGACTGGTGCTGCTACCCTGGACGCCTCTGCCTTCAACCTGTCTGGTTTGACAGAACTGAGACTGGGTGCTATCGGTGGTCAGATTGGTGAAGCGATTAACGAATTCTCGTCTGACGAGACCATGGGTGGTAACTCCAACCAGGCATGTCCTACTGAGAAAGCAGTTCGTGGCTTCCTGACTCGCGCTAAGATGGACGGAACCTCTGGTATCCTTGTTCCTCCGCGTGGTACTCAAGCAACTCGCCCGACTGGTGATGATCTGCATGAAGGCGGTCTCCGTTACGATACCGATGCAAACATCTTTGAATTCTATAACGGATCTAACTGGGTTCCCGTTGGCAACTTCGCCAATGTAGATGTTTCTTCTGGAACAACTCTGTCAAACTACCAGCAAGCATTCTGTAACACCTCTGGCGGTGGATTTACAGTTAACCTGCCCTCCTCTCCTACCAAAGGAGATAGAGTTAGAATCTTTGATGTCGCTAACACATTCGATTCTAATGCTCTGACGATTTCTCCTAACGGAGGCAGAATCATGGGTTCCACTGCAAATCTGACAGTCACAACTGAAGGTGCTGCATTTGAACTTGTTTACTATGATGGCACACAAGGTTGGAGAATCATCACTGTCTGATTCTTCTTCTGGGGAGGGCAACCTCCCCTTATTTTTGTTATATGTTTACTAAATACTAGTACGAATCCACCCTTTAGAATAAGAAGCAATGGCTGATTATCAAAGTTTTAAGAAAATTAATGGAGACGCAGCTGTTCTTAACAACACTATTGGTCCCACCCAAGTAAGTAGAACAGGAATCTCAACAGGAATTGTTTGTAGAATGTTCTACTTCAATTGCTGTCATAATGTTCCCTGTAATGGCGGTTGCTGTTACCTTTGGACTGTACCGACTGGGGTTAAGTCGATCCAATTTGAAATTGTTTCTGGTGGTGGATCTGGATCTGGTGGTCGCTGCTGTGGTAACGGTCCTGGAATGGGTGGCGGCGGTGGCGGATATGCCACTAAGATGCAATACGCTAACTGTGGACACTTTACCGCTGGTGCTACTCAGTATACCATTTGTGCTGGTTCAACCAGTAGATGTTCTTGTTGTGGTTGCTGCCATGGTAGAACTGGTTGTGGTTTCTATGGTTGTCCTTCCTTCGTGTTGGGTGGTGGACTTGGTACATTCTGTATGCAGGGTGGTTCTTATGCCGCTCAAAGATGCACCAACAGCTGCTACTCCTGTCTTAAGATTGCACAAAGAAACAACTGCTATAATGCTTGTTCTGCTTCTTGGCCTGCTGCTCAAACCAAACCTTCTAGCATGAACCCCGAAAACGAATTCTACATTTGCGGGTTGTCTGGTGGTGAACTGAAGCATGTGGACTGTCACTCTGGTGCATGGGCGGTTGCTTCTGGTCCTGTTGGTCCTTGGCAGTCTCAGAGAGGTTTCGGCGTAGGTCGTTGCTCTTATGGTAATAATAGAGGTTGCTGCTCTGCTCCTTCCCTGTTCCCTGGTGGTGGTGGATACTCTGGTTCGACTCAGGGTGGTCAGTGCTGGGGTGACTGGGGTGGCGGCGGTCTCGTCGTTGTAACCACTTGGTCCTGATAAATACTACTACAAGGAGTGCTACTTAAAAATGGCTGAGATTACAAAAACAGTTATCTATCCTATTCCTACTGAGTGGTATGGTGACACTCAAAATACTAACATGAGTGGTATCTGTACCTATACTGGTCCTGATCGTATTACTATTTGGTATAGAAATATTGGGACGGATGAGAATCCTAAGTGGGTAGAGGAGCATGCTTTCCCCTCTGATGAACCCGAGGATAGAGATCCCCCTGTTGAATGCAGAGTCGTAGAGTTGGACGCAAGAACTCATACGATGAATGCTATCGCTCTTTGGGGTGGTATCGAAGGACCTATGATGATTGAAACTCCTGCTGGTCCTGATACAGAACCTAATCCTATTCTTAATGACTATCATCACTTCCATGAAGTGTTTGATATGTGCTCCTTCCATTATAATTTTGAGACAGAGACCTGGAATACTGGTAGATTCTCTGGTCCTCATACTGAGGAAGATGAGTGGTCTGAAGAGGGTGAAGTTCAAAAGACATTTGGTTGGGATGCCGTAAGAAGTGCTAGAGATGCACTGCTCAGACAGTCTGACAATAAGATTCCTGCAGACGCTCCTGAAGAATTTGCTAGCCCCTGGAGAGAATATCGTCAGAAGTTGAGAGACATTACTGAGACATGGGCAAGTGTTGGAGACAAGACTTATCTGATTGTCTGGCCAAGAGAACCTGGCGATGTTGATTCCTTTACTGGCGAATCCCCCGAAACTGGACTTGATTCTACGGATACAACGACTGAAGGAGCCTGATAACCATGGCAGATTATCAGTCATTTAAAAAAATTGATGGTGGGGCAGCGTTCGAAGCTAATTCAATTGGTCCCACCAAAGTAACTGGAATTTCTACAGGAATTGTCTGTAGAATGTTCTACTTTAATTGCTGCCACAATGTTCCTTGCAATGGTGGATGCTGCTATCTTTGGACAGTTCCCAATGGAGTAACCAGTATTCAATTCGAGATTGTTTCTGGTGGTGGATCTGGTTCTGGTGCTCGTTGCTGCGGTAATGGACCTGGAATGGGTGCAGGTGGCGGTGGTTACGCTACCAAGATGCAATATGCTAACTGTGGACACTTTACCGCTGGTTCTACTCAGTATACCATTTGTGCTGGATCTACTAGCAGATGTTCTTGTTGTGGTTGCTGCCATGGTAGAACTGGTTGTGGTTTCTATGGATGTCCTTCGTTCGTTCTTGGTGGTGGACTAGGCACCTTCTGTATGCAAGGTGGTTCGTACTCTACCCATAGATGCACCAACAGCTGCTATTCCTGCTTGAAGGTTGCACAAAGAAACAACTGCTTTAATGCTTGTTCTGCTGCTTGGCCTGCTGCTCAAACCAAACCTTCTAGCATGAACCCCGAAAACGAATTCTACATCTGTGGACTCTCTGGTGGTGAACTGAAGCATGTGAACTGTCACTCGTTCTCCTGGTCTGTTGCTTCTGGTCCTGTTGGTCCTTGGCAGCAAGGTGGTAACTTTGGTGTCTCTCGTTGTTCTACTGCTAGAACTAGAGGTTGTTGCTCTGCACCTTCTCTGTTCCCTGGTGGTGGCGGTCACAATGCAAACACTTGTGACGGCAACCAGTGCTGGGGTGACTGGGGTGGTGGTGGACTTGTGGTTGTTACCACTTGGTCCTAAAACTAATTTGACTTTTTAGTTACAAGATTCTGGGAAAAAATTTCCCAGAATTTTTTTATCTCTGAGGATTTTATGTTTGAACTGAATGATAACCCTGATGTCACTATTAAAAAAGTAGGACCGCAGAATAGAACTATTGTTATTGTCGATAATTTTTATAAAAATCCAGACGAAGTAAGAGAACTTGCCCTCAAATCTGAAAGAAAAAAAGACCAGAGTTTGATCAATGGTCTTCCTGGTCAGAGAGTATTCCAAGAAACATCTGAAGTAAAAGATAAACTTAAACCATTCTTTGATAAGTATTGCTTAGACAACTCTTTGTGGAGAAAGCATACTCATAAAAAAATGTATGAATTTCAATGGGATGCTGTTGGATTCATGTGCAATGTTTTAAACTATCATAGTGTATTTCATGCACCTTGGTGTAGCATTCCCCATCAAGACTCTTATATGACTGATAGCACCACGGACTTTAACCAGTTCGGAGTGGTGATCTATCTAAACACCCCAGAAGAATGTCAGGGAGGAACTAATTTATATTCTTACAAGGGTCAGATGTCTGTTCCATATAATGTGATAGATTATATTGATAAACCCGAAGGATTTGATAGCGAGGTTACAAAACCAGAGCAATGCTATCCATATATTAGAGAGTGGTTGTATGGTGATAGAGAATGGAAAGTTGAATACGAAGCAGAGATGGTGTATAATAGATGTATCTTTTATGAAGCCGATGTAATGCATTCGCAGAACATCGATCATGGGATGTTCACCGAACACAATCGAGTGAATCAGGTTTTCTTTCTGTAACTAAATAAATCGTTGAAACAATCAGTATGAGATCTAAAGCATTCTTCATTAACGGAGGAGCTGGTAGAGTCATTACCTCCATCCCTGCACTTGAAAAATATGCAGAAACCCACGACGATTTTATTATCGTCTGTGAAGGTGGGATGAACTTCTACAAGGCACACCCCATTCTTCACAAACACGCTTACGATAACTGGCACAAGAATCTGTTCGAAGATCAGATCAAGCGTAGAGATTGTGTCACTCCAGAACCATATCGTCGCTGGCATTACTACAACCAAGAGTGTAGTATTGCTCAAGCATTCGACATGGAAATCAATGGTGTCGAAGAACCCAGAGAACTTCCTAAACCTACCATCAAACTTGCAAAGCACGAAGGCATTCAAGGTCTTCAGTTAGTAGACGAAGCGATCAAAGTTACTGGAAAGGAAAAGGTTATTGTTGTTCAACCTTTCGGTAGAGGTGTGCAGGATAATGGTGGATACATTTTTGATCCTACCTCTAGAAGTTTCAACCTTGGTGACATCAGTAAGATCATCAACGAACTCAAGAAAGACTATTGCGTTATTGTGATGTCTGAGTTCCCCTTCCAAACAGAAGAAGGTGAGTCTGATCAACCGTTCATCCTCCCACAGATTCCTGACATTCGTATCTGGGCATCGATCATTGGTCGGGCAGATCATTTCCTTGGTTGCGACTCTGTTGGTCAGCACATCGCTAAGGCAGTTGATACTTCTGTTACTGCAGTTATTGGTTCTACTTATCCTATCAATATCTCTTACCCAGAAGATCCGAACTTTGATATAATTGATCTTGGTGAGGACAAGAGGTCGTTCTCTCCCATCAGATTAACTATGGAAGACTATGCTGACTATCAAAATGATGAATGCATGGAGATGACTGAGGAACAGATTCAAAATGTTCTGAAATCTTGTAAGGATAAACTGGGTAAACCAGTAAAGAATAAGCCAGACATGTCCTGGAAAGAAGATAAGAAAGAAAAAACTACTAAAGGATTTGGCAAATGACACAGTGGATTGCTGCTATTACACGGGGACACAACGCAGGAGTTTGTCTCCTCAAAGATGGTGAAATTGTTTTTGCGGTGGAAGAAGAGAGACTTTCTCGCCGTAAGTATGATGGTGGTCCCTTGGCATCCATGCTTAAGATCCTTGATTACACTGACAGACTTGACTACCTCGTGGTAGCACACACTCAGTTGATGAGTCAGGATGCTGGTAGACTTGAGTACTCGCATGAACCAGTCTATGTTGGCATGGCGAGGAAACTGGGACTGATTAAAGATGTTGAACCAGATCCAGAAAAACTTCATCCTCAAGTAGTAGATGTGGGTAACATTCACCACAAACTTCACGCTGCTTGTGCTTTCTATCGTTCTGGTTTTGAGAAGGCAGCTGCTGTTGTTGTAGATGGTGCAGGCACCTTCCTTAACTTTCAGGTTATGGGATTTGCTGAGACAGTTTGGGAGACTGAGAGCATTTATAATTGCACTTTCCCCCATGGCATCAACACAGTTTACAAACACTTAGGAACTCGTGGTCCCTGCACCACAAACTATGTCAATAAGATGCCCAATGCAGAGGCATATCCTGGAGAAGAAGGAGAGTTTGAATATATTCTGGACGAGACTGCAGGTATCGTAAAAGCATACGAAGCAGCGACTCAATATTGTGGTTGGCATGCTATTGAAGCAGGCAAGACCATGGGTCTGTTCCCTTATGGTGCTCCCAATGAGGATGTACCTAAGATCTTTAAGAAGACTGGGACTGTAGACAGGAATGTGATGATTCCTACCTATCCCAATGCCGCACATATCAATATTCAAGAGTATGATTACCTGAACAATCATGATCATGAGGACATCACTAAACTACAGAACCGTAGGGATGTTGCCTATGCTGTGCAGACAGAGACTCAAGAAGCAGTTCTAAAATTGATTCGTAAGGCAGTTGATCTCACTGGTCAGAAAAATGTAGTTCTGTCTGGTGGATATGGTCTGAACTGTGTTGCTAACTACTGGTATCTTGATGAGTTGCAGAAGGATGGTATCAATCTTTTCGTTGAACCTGTAAGCAATGATGGCGGTACTGCTATTGGTGCTGCTCTGTATGTCTACTACAAGACTCAAGAAGGTAAGGAGAATGTTTCCCTTCCCGCACAAATCAATGACCTTTATTATGGTCCCAACTATACATATAGTTTGGATGAAATCATTGACACTGCGGACAAGTATGAAGGTGTTGTGAGCGATGCTTCTAACGAAGATGTGATTAATTTAATTACATCTGAAAACATCGTTGCAATGTTCCAAGGTAAGTCTGAGGCAGGTCCTCGTGCTCTTGGTAACCGTTCTATTCTTTATGATCCGCGTGATCCTGATGGAAAAGATTTTGTCAACTTGGTTAAGAAGAGAGAATACTTCCGTCCTTTTGCTGGATCTATTTTGGCAGAGCATGCTGATGAATGGTTCGACCTTCGTGGCATGGAAGATACTCCCTTCATGATGTACGCTGTCAAGTGTCGTGAAGGAATCGAAGAAAAGATTCCTGCAATCATTCATGTTGATGGCACCTGTAGAATCCAAACTGTTACCCTAGAACAGAATGAAAACTACTACAGACTCATCAAAGCATTCTATGATGCTACGGGTTGTCCGATTCTGTTTAACACCAGTTTCAATCTTGGTGGTGAACCTTTGGTTGAGACCCTGGACGACGCTGTTCGGACTCTTGCTAACTCTGGTATTGAGTATCTGTATCTTCCTGAGCATGGTAAACTGATCACCGTTAAGAATGACTAAGACTGTTTTCGTAAACGGAACATTTGATATCCTTCACCCTGGGCATCTACAACTCCTAGAGTATGCTAGGTCCCAAGGTGATAGGGTTATCGTTGCCATTGACAGTGACGAAAGAGTTAGAGAAAAGAAAGGACCCAATCGCCCAATAAATACCGCCGAAGACAGAGCATACATGCTGCAGAGTCTCAAGACTGTAGATCATGTTCTGCTCTTTGGTTCGGATGTGGAACTGGAGAATTGCGTCAAGGTAAGTAAACCTGATATAATGGTAGTAGGATCTGACTGGGAAGGAAAGTCAGTCATTGGTTCCATGTACGCTGCCGAAGTACATTTTTTCCCTAGGATAGAAGAGTATGCAACTAGCAAGACAATACAATGTATTATTGATCGGGGATAGTTGTACCGATGAATGGCTGTACGGGACATGCAATCGTCTGAGTCCTGAGGCACCTGTTCCTGTCCTTAAGTATCGTGAGAAGCAGACTGCTCCTGGTATGGCAGCAAATGTTCATGAGAACTTGCGGTCTCTTGGCATCAATGTAAACTTTGTCACTAACAAGGAGAAGATTGTCAAGACCAGATACATTGATGAGAAAACAAACCAACAAATTGTTCGTGTTGATGTAGAACCTGAGATTAAAACCATTCATCAGGCACAACTGCAGATGGCATTGATGCATGCACAGTATGATGCTGTAGTTATCTCTGATTACAATAAGGGATTTGTTAATGTTGCAGAAGTTATCTCTTACATTGCAGGAAGACTTCCCGATGTTAAAATTTTTGTAGATACTAAGGCAACCAAACTTCCTTTGGGGTTTGACAATGTGATCTATAAAATTAATCAGAGAGAGTTTGAGTCGCTGGATCCGAACTCCATTCCTCCTGCCAAGAATATGATTGTAACCATGGGTGCCAACGGTGCTATCTGGAACAAGACTCAGTACCCTGTGAAGGAAATTGAGCGTGTGTTTGATGTCTCTGGTGCTGGCGATACTTTCCTTGCCGCTCTAGTCTTTTATCACATTCAACTTCCATCTATTGAGGAAGCAATCGCCTTTGCCAATAGAGCAGCAGCGATTGCCGTGCAGAATCCTGGGACATATACCATGACAATAGATGATGTTGATTCGATTTTAGACCTATGAGATACACTGTTGATATTGATGGCACTATCTGTACTCCTGGAACTACAGAAGAAACTAGGTACACTGGTGCCACTCCAATCCAAGAAAGGATTGATCTGATCAATCAGTTATATGATGATGGTCACTATGTTACCTACCTTACAGCAAGAGGTATGGGTAGGTATAATAATAGTCGTGAACTAGCAGAGAAAGAGTTCTTTGATTTCACTTACAATCAGATCAGGGGTTGGGGATGTAAGTTTCATGAACTTCATCTGGGAAAACCATCAGGTGATTACTACATAGATGATAAGGGAGTCAATGCAAATGAGTTCTTCTCGCCAAATTAAACATGTTCCCAAAGGTTGGGGTCATGAAAAGTGGATCGTAAACAACGACCAATATTGTGGCAAACTTCTTTTCTTTGAGAAAGGAAAGAGATGCTCATGGCACTACCATAAAATAAAAGATGAGACCTTTTACTTACAAAGCGGTCTCATCTTATTGTTCTATGGAAATGTAGATAGTCTTGAAGATGCTGAGACTTTGGTGCTAGAACCAGGAGATAAGTTTCATATTCCTGTAGGTCTTAGACATCAGATGGTTGCGTTGGAAGACTCGGAATTGTTTGAGTTCTCAACGCAACACTTTGACTCTGACTCAATTAGAATTCACTGTGGTGATTGACATAATCAAAGACAGTCTTAAAGTTATAGTCAGATAACCAATTCATATCTGCTTCAGTATTAAACTGATACTTACCAACGAGGTTTGGTGGGAAAGGAACTTCCTCTACCATCGCCTCGGTTTTTTGTGCAATGCAATCTGCAACCTGTTGAATACTCACTGCTGTTCCAGTGCCAAGGTCATAGATACCACTGCCTGCACTGTTAGACAGAACAACATTCACAATATCTCCAACCCAGATGTAATCTCTGTATACTTTATCTGATCCAGCGAAGGGGTGAATCTTTCCAGTAGCAGACTGCCACTTGAACTTACTTACGAGACTAGCCTGCTCTCCCTTGTGTACTTCTCCACTGCCAAAGACATTAAAGAACTTGAATCCTTGAATGTGAGAGAACCGATGCATGTTATCTTGCACCCAGTAATCCACGGTTGCTTTTGATAGTGCATAATAGTTCAGCGGATTAATAATGCCGTCTGTAGACATACACTTACCATAAGTAGATGCCGAAGATGCGTACTTGACTGGGATACCATACTCGATTGCCTTCTCAAATAATTTTATACTATAGTCAATATTATAGCGATAGATTGCATCGACATCTTTATCGGTAGTCCATGACCGAGCACCCAGATGGATGATCATGTCTACCTCATCCCATCGATTGAATTTGTTTAGCAGATCAAAGCAATTATCGATGTCAATTTCAAGCACATTTTCCATGCTTCTGACAAAGTGCCCACCAATAAATCCCTTGGCACCAGTAACGATGTTCATAGTCAGATACTTTTTAATATATATTCTACCATACCTAAATATAAAAAAGGTGCTCCCCTATAGATTTTGAGGCATGACACTTAAAAGATATACACTGGCTGTTACGAGTCCAGAACACTGGGATGATATTCATAGTGCTCTTACATTAGACTCAAATCGGGATGGAATTCCTGATCGAAAGATTACTTGTGTTGATGAGAAAGCTCATAGTGCGACTCGTGGCACCTATGAGTTGACGGAGGAGGAAGCATCTGAGATTGCTCGTCATCCTTATGTAAAATGGATCGAGTTATCACTTAAGGACAACCGAGATAACTTTCCTAGACCCCAACTTGTGCAGCCACAGAGATGGGCTAGTGATGTAAAAATCTATAGGGATCTTAACTCTCCTAATAATCCTCCAGCATCATCTCCAACATCTGCAGAGGAGAACAGAACTAACTGGGCAGTCCCTAGAATTTCTGGTATTGGTTCTAACGGAGACTTCTGGCCTAATGTAACTGGAAGCATTGCTCCTAAGACTGGCAATGTAAACTACCTTTATGATGGTAGAAATGTTGACATTGTTATTCATGACTCTGGTGTTCTGCAGTCTCACCCAGAGTTCCTGAATGATGATGGAACGAGTAGAGTAAGAGATATTGTTCTCGACTTCCCATACTTCTTGGATCCTGGTTGGTTCCAAACTAATGGATTTACTTTTACCCTAGAGGATGGAAGCACTGGTATCACAACTGCTTCTGCAGAGTCTTGGTGGGAAGATAATAACGCTAGATCTACTGAGTTTAATACTCTTCCTGAAGTTGTTATTCCTTCTGGTTACACTAGATATGGATCTGTTGGCGTAGGAACTGCTGGTGCCAGCTCTCTTACTAGTGGTCACGGAACTGCTTGTGCATCTCTTGCTGCTGGTAAGAACTTTGGTCTGGCATTCAAGGCAAATATCTGGAACATGCCTGGCATTGGTGATAATGTCAACATGGACATTGAAACCAACTATGATCTGATCAAGTTCTTCCATCAATACAAACCAGTTAACAGCGAAACTGGTAGACAAAACCCGACCGTTGTTAATGGTTCCTGGGGATATCAAGCTGCTGTTAATGGATCTGCAACTGTAAACTATAAATTCCTTGGAGTCACTAGCAGCATTACGATGCCTGTTTCTGGCGGAGCTCCGTCTGGTGTCGAAGACATGATCTATGGTTTCAATAACCAAGTTCTCTTTGCGTATAGATCCTGGTCTTCCTCCTCTAGAAGCAGCGCCACTAATGATGCTGGCGATGAGATGATGGATGCTGGTGTCATCTATGTTTCTGCTGCTGGTAACAACAACCAGTACATTGGTGTTGGACTTACCGATCCCTACAGACTCAATGGTGTTCAGGACCAGTGGTTTGGTGCCAATGATACTAGACCAGAGTTTGGTGGTCAGAGAACTCCGACATCTCACAGAGACTGGATGAACCCGCAGGGTATTGGCGCTGATCTTACTACTGGCTATCATCCTGTCATCAATGTCGGTGCCATGGATGACTTTGTAGAATCTAACTACAAGGAAAGAAAAGCATCTTACTCTAACAGTGGTCCTGGTGTTGACATCTATGCACCTGCTGATGAAACTCTTGCTGCAGGTTTGATCTCAGGTTCTTATGCAGACTATCAGAGATATGATAATCCAAGTCACTATGATTGCTACTTTAACGGAACCTCTGCTGCTGCACCTGTAGTAACTGGTCTGGTTGCACTGTATCTGCAGAGAAATCCTGGTGCTACTTCTGCTGATGTTAGATCCTGGTTGCTGAATGACTACGGTCAAGGTGTCGGTGTTGGCACTACTACTGGTGGAACTGTAGTTGCTGGTGGTAGTACACAGACTGGCACTGATCTATTCTTTGATCAGTATACCTCTTCGGTTTATGGTCAAGATGATTCTCAGTGGTGGACTGGAAGTTTCAACCAAAGAACTGCTGATGGATCTGGTCAGATTCAGGTCACCTATCTCGATGTAAACGCTGGTATTCTTACAGAAGCTGGTGGTATTAACGAACCCAGCATTCAATCTCCCATTAATAATGATGTTGGTGTTAATACTGAAGGTCTAATTCTTAGATCTAGTGCCTACTCTGCTATCGGTGGTACTACGGTATCTGGTACACTCAGATCCGTTGAAATGCAACTGTCTCGCCAGGCAGACTTTAGTGGTATTGATTGGGAATCTGATCCACTTCAAACAGATTTAGAGCAAACAGTTGATGTTACTCTGCTTGGATTCACAACATACTATGCTCGTGTAAGACACACATCGTTTGATGATGGCACGGCATTCACTTCCTATACTTCTCCCTATTCTGTAGGTATTGTTTCCTTCGCCACATTGGGTAATGCTCCTGGTGTTGCTGCTCCCTTTGTACTTGCTCCTGCTAACGGTGTTACTACTCAGCAGAGATTCGGTATTGAACTAAGATCTAGTGCTTTCGTTGCTATTGATGGTGTAGCGGTATCTGGTACTCTCAAGGCAGTTGAATTCGAAGTCGCAGAAGACATTGGATTTACTCAAGTTGTCTTTACCAGTGTTGGTGCAAACAATACTTCACTCTCTCAAGTTATTTCTGATGGTCTTAACTCTAGTCATACCTTCTATGTAAGAGTAAGACATCTTTCTAATGCTGATGGTAGTTCTGGAGTTGCTCATACATCTCCTTGGTCTACGATCACCAACTTCACAACACCTGTTGCTGCTATTGCTGAGGTAGGAAGACTCGCTTCCATTAAAACTACGCTGACTAATGGTGTGGTTGAACCTGTTCTTCTGTATGAGGCAGACAACCTTCTTGAAGTTAGTATCGGTGTTGCAAACCAGAACGACTTCCGTTCTACATTCTCTATCGGTATCTCCAGTACTCCTGGATTCAAACAGAGCGACTACATCACCTACGGTATTCCTCTTGATAGAGGTGGCACGAGACTGATTGAGAAGGTCGGTGTTAAGCCTGGTGATAAGATCTTTGTTGCTTCTTTTGACCCGAACATCTCCTTCCTTGCTTTCGCTACTAGAAAGTTTGACAAACTGAGTGCAGACTCTGCTCTGGTTCATGGTAGAAAGAGATCTGGTACTCTGAGCTACAATCCTCCTTTCCAGATCAATACTAACCTTGAGTTCTTTACTGCCGAAGAAGATAGTCTGGTAACTGTTCACGCTACTAACCAGAACTCTGATTCCACCGTTGGTATGTCGGTTGGTCTGTCCTCTGGTGGTGTTGCTGAATTTACTGAGTCTGACTACCTTGTTTATGGTCTGAGACTTGCTCCTCTGCAGGATGTACAGATCGACAACCTTGCTCTTGCTAAGGGTCAGAGCTTGATCGTTCGTGGTTCTAGACCGAACCTGACCTTCGTTGCTCACTCTGTACCTCAAGATCCTGGTCCGTCTGGTATCGGTACTAACCTCAATGTTGTTACCACTGGTAACATTACTGCCAGTGCATTCTTCGGTGATGGTTCTGGTATTACTGGTGTTGTTGGTACTGGTGCTGGTGTAGAAGTTAGAGATGATGACACTCCAGTTGGTACAGCATCCACCATTAACTTTGGTGAGAACCTCACAGTATCTCAGATCTCTGCTGGTATTGTTACCATTACTGGTTCGGATACCGTAGCTGTTGCTCAGACTGCAAACAGTCTTGCTCCTGGAGTATCCATTGAGAGAGCAACCTATGCAGACTACGCAGACCTTGCTGGAATTGCAACTCAAGCAACGACAGCAGCAACTGCCACTCTTGCTGACAATGCAACAGTGGCAGCAACTGCTAATGCACTGTCTGCTGATGCCACAATCACATCTAACAATGACATCACTGCTCCGAGATTCATCGGTGATGGTTCTCAACTGACAAACATCGTTGCTGCTGGTTCTGGTGTTATCGTCAGAGATAGTGGTTCCCTTGTTGGTACTGCTGGTACAGTTGACTTCGATGCTGGTCTTGATGTTAGCCCCGTCTCTGCTGGTATCGTTACCGTAACGATCAACGAAGCACCGAGAGCAACCCTTGCAGGTATCGCATCGGAAGCAATCGTCGCTGGCATTGCTACCTACGCTACGCTCGCTGGACTCGCTTCTCAGGCGAACAACGCACTGTTTGCTAGCAGCGCCAGTTTCTCCACCCTCACGGGTGCTGCAGACACCGCTAAGAACCTTTACACAGAGTCTGAGAGACCCTTCAAGCCCCTTCCTGTTACGATTGGTACTAAGACCACCGATCACAGATACTATGGCATTGGATCCGATAGATCTGTCAATGTTCAGGGTTATGAATCTCCTTACTTGAGATTTGAAGTTGGTATGACCTACCGCTTCGAGAACGCTGCACAGCAGGCAAACTATCCCATCAGATTCTATTATGCACCTGATGGATCTGCCGTAGGGTTTGGAACCACAACTCCTATCACCTATGATGATAATGTAACCGAGACTGGAACTTATACGGAGATTCTGGTCACAGATCAGACACCTCAACTTCTTTACTATGGTGCTGGTATCGGGACAACCATGGGTAACATGGGCAACTCGATCCAAGTCTTTAACTATGACTTCCACAAAGTCAACAGAGTCGGTGAGTTTAAGAACCTGTCTGGTCTCAAGACCTGCACTTATACCCAAATGTTTGAGGGTCGTGCTACCTCTTGGTACATGAACAGCAATCTGGGTGTCGGTAACAGCGACTACACCCCTGGCGATCGTTCCCATAACATCAGTTCTCTTGTTCAAACTTCGACTGGAGTTTACACCGTGAACTTTGCTGATCCCATGAACGATACAGACTATGCAGTCATTGGCATCGGAAGTGGCATCAATGCCTTCCCAGGTGGTATCGTTGAGTTAAGAATCAGTGACAGAACGGTTAACGGATTCACCATGAGAGTGTATAATAGTATTCCTGCCCTTGAAGATCTTGGGGAATTGAGCATCGTTACTTATGGCGGACAAGATGGAGAGAGAACATATATCTAGAGTTATTCACTATGATAAGGTGGTCAGTGATCTGCCCACCTTTGTTGTAGAAGCAGATAACTCAGACTTAAACTCTTATCTAAAAGAAATTATTTTACAGAAAAGATCTGACGATCCAGAGTATCTTGATACTCAAGAGACGGCAGGTCATTCTGTTAAAGCTTGGTTAACGAAGTGGGATACACTAGAAACTGACAATAGGTTTCAACCTGTTGCAGACTATGCTTTGTTTGTGCTAGACTACATAGTGAAGCATGTGTTTGATACTCATGCAGAGTATAGAGTTGTTTCTCTATGGGCAGTTGTCATGGAGAAGGGTGATCAAGCAATCCCGCACGATCATTTCTCATCTTCGTGGTCCTGTGTTTATTATGTTGATGTTGAGGAGGATGTTGCTCCTATCTTCTTAGAAGATAAAGAAGTTCATGTAAAAAATGGAATGCTAGTCTTGTTCCCTGGACTACTTACCCATCATGTTCCACCAACAAAGGGAAGAAGAATTGCAGTTGCTATGAACATCGATAAGGTATGCCTACCAATGTAGAACTTTTAAAAGTTGAAGTTGAAATGCCTATCTTTCAGACCATGTGGACTGAAAGACTGGATGAGTTCAAGCAACTTGTTTTAGACCACAGAAAGGAATTTCCTAACAACTGTCAAGATTGCAATGTAAATGCTTCTTGGAGATCTGCTTGGAATATTCAGCAGATAGATGCTAAGAGATTTGATCCGATTACAGATTATTTTCAGGATCTTGCACACTCTGTAGGAAATCAATACTTCTCTACCAATGGAGTATTTGATGTCATAAACATGTGGGCAATGATGTATGGTCCTAAAGAAGGGACTAAATATCACACCCATTTCCCATCTACTCTATCAGTTATCTTCTACATTGATGTTGAAGAGAATGCTGCACCTATTTGTATTGGTAATTCTTGCAGACCAGTAGAGAATGGACTTGTTCTTATCTTTGATGCAAGTATTCCCCACTGGGTTCCTGATGATGGAGATGGTAAGCGTATTGTAATTGCTGCAAATTTGGATTTTGTTCCTTCTCAGATAAGAGGGACTTGGAAAGCATATTAAATTATAAATGTATTAAGAGGTCTTAACGAATCTATGTTTACCATCTATTCAATGCCTGGTTGCGGACACTGCAGAAAAGTTAAAGAACTTATGGAAATCACAAAACAAAAGCATGTGATTTATACTCTGAACGAAGATTTTACACTGGAACAATTCTCTAAAGAATTCAATACCAAATACTTTCCACAAGTAGTTCATGATGATCAACACATCGGTGGAGCTGCTGAAACTGTAGCCTATTTTAGAGAGAAGAATCTTGTCTGATGAATCACTAAATAATGATATCCACACAAATCGTGGTGTTGAATTTATTCTTAATGGAGGTAAGAGGAAGGACAAACCAAAAACTTTCCAGTTAATGTTCGGAAAGATGGTTCGATTCCTCAGTCGGGAAGTCCATCTTTATCTAGAATTTTCACTGGATGTAAGAAAAGACAACCCAAAAGGAGAATAAAGATGCTGGCTGTCGGTTTAGTTGTAGGGTCATTCCTTGTCATAGGTGCCCTAATTGTTGGTTGCATGCTAGGATGGGTACTCAGAGAGTACATGATGTATCATCACGATAGACATGGACCAACCCAAGATCTTCATCCTGAGATGTACGATGAAAATGGTAACATTCTCCCAGATTCCCTAATTGCCTTCCGTTTCGAAAACACAGACGACGACTACGACGACGAGTAATTACTAATTGAAAAATCATGAGCAAATTGCCACCCCACCCGCTTCAATCCGAAATTCTTCAAGCGGTCTCTAGCGCCAAGACCAAACCCGAAAAGATCAAATTGCTTAAAGAGCATCGGTCTCCTGCTTTGGTTGCACTCTTTGTTTGGAACTTTGACGAGAGTATCAAAAGTGCTCTCCCCGATGGAGAAGTTCCCTATACTCCAAATGATGCTCCCACGCCAGAGGCACAAAGTAAACTAGCGAGTCAATATCGGACTCTCTATAATTATGTGAGGGGTGGCAATGACACTCTCAAGCAGACTCGTAGAGAAGCACTGTTTATTGAACTTCTTGAGTCGCTTCATCCCGATGAAGCAGAAGTGATCTGTCTTGTAAAAGACAAGAATCTTGGCAAGAAGTATCGTATCACTCACAATGTTGTAAAAGAAGCCTACCCCGATGTTCAGTGGGGTGGTCGCAATTGAGTGTTAAAATCATCCACAAAGATTGTGATCCAAGTATCGCTGATGACAGATCTCTTCCGTATACAGCATACCTAGTTGAATATATGGATGATGGTCTCAAAAAGTATGACCTTGTAACATGTAATAAGAAAGTAGAAATCTTTGACTATTACTGGGACAGGTACAGGGAGGACTTAATTAGGTTCACTCAGTCTGAAGGGAGAACCAATCCAAAACTTTGGAACCCCTCGAAGAAAAAGTGAAAACAAAATCGACCTTTAGTTTCAAAATATCGGGAAAAAAAATCCCAGGTATTTTTTGATTCTAAAGGTTTTTTAAAATTGTATCTTATTTTACAAAACTACTTGCATATATACTGTATGTGGTCTATAATAGACCTGTCGTTCATCCCTTCGGGGACGCAAGTAAGTCGCGGAACGGAGCGTTCATCCTATGTTATCACTTGCTTTAATCTTTTTTAGTCATGTCCCACCTGAAGATTTTCTTCGGTGTGAAGACTATCATTGGTTGAAGGAAGGAATTGAGTCTTCTACTCTATTCACTCCTAGGGAAAAGTTTGATTTCATCCTTCACTGGATGGAGCATACTGAACCCAGTTGTTTTGATAACTAGGACGCAAACGACTGAAGGAACGGGAGTTAATTCGCCCATTTCTTTAGGAGTAAATCCATGGCTAAAGTAGTTTATCGTGGTCACGCTTATGACACTGTAGAGCGTCGTGAGCAGCAGCAAGCACAGCAGCACCCCCAACAGTACAACGAAGCCTATCGTGGTATCAAGTATGTTAAGGAGGTAAAATGACACAGAAACTCAATTTTCTTCAGATCATTAAAGAGAAGAAGCAAAAAGAAGATCGTCGTCACGCTGCAGTTCTTTGTATGGCAGGAAACTGTGATACAAAGGTGAAGTAATGGAAGATTACACATATCATTATGATGATATGGATAAAGATAACAGACCACCTGCTTGTTATCAACTAACTTATAGGGGGTGCAAGTACTGGTCTTGTTATCGCATACACTTGCGTGATTGGTTTGAAAAGATGATGACTTTCCAACCAATACTCAATAGAAGGGGTTGACACCCCTTCTTTTTTTGTGTAGAATTGGAAAAACCTATTTTTCCATGGACAGACAAGTTTTAAAAGGTTTGGTTCTCACTCTCAAAGCGATTGTTGAGGACTTGGAAGCAGAAGTTTTCTCTGATACTTCTGCATACACTTCAACGAGAAACACAGACTACGACGAAGTTTTCACTGACGGAGATGATGATGGATATCCAGACTGATTGGCGTTATAGTGATCAGAAAATGAAACTCAGGCAAGAGTGTCTGAGCATTCTTTTGCAAAAGTTTGGGTCTGAGTTGGGTCCTGATGGGACATCTAAATATAGTAACCAGAGTATCTACGAGTGTACCCACGACTGGGTATCTCAGGGAAATATGATAACTGCAGGTTTAGTTAAGTACTACGAGGTGTACTATGCGGTACAAGGACACAATTCGTCTAACGAAGGAAGCACTTAAGCAGCCTTGGTTGTATACTGAAGAAGAATTGATGTATATGCGTAAAGCCAAAAAAGCGGCAAAACGCGGTCTTAAAATGAAACAGATGAGGGAACTAGATGCAAAGCGTAAAACTGATTCAAGCGACACCGAATCCTGAAGAAACTATGGCGTATATCGCCAGGGTCTCTAATCCCAAAAATCAGGATAATCCAAGTTTTGAAGGACTCCTGAAGTATTGTATCAAACATGGACACTGGTCTGTGTTTGAGCAGGCATACATGACTCTTGAAATTGAGACTACTCGTGCTATCGCAGCTCAAATTTTGCGTCATAGGTCGTTCACATATCAAGAGTTTTCCCAGCGGTATGCTGATAGTTCTCTGTTGGCAGAGAACATTCCTATGTTCGATCTTCGCTCTCAAGACACAAAGAATCGTCAGAATTCTATTGATGATGTCAGCGATGAAACTAAGAAAATGTATGAGGATCTCATCCACAAGCATTTTGCTGAGGCAATGGATCTTTACAAGAACATGCTGGACTCTGGAATCGCCAAGGAGTGCGCTAGAATGATCCTTCCACTAGCAACCCCCACGAGGATCTATATGACGGGTTCCTGTCGCTCATGGGTCCATTACATCTCGCTCAGGAGTGCTAATGGAACTCAGAAAGAACACATGGATATCGCTAATGCTGCAAAGGCAATTTTCTGCGAACAATTCCCAACTGTAGGTAAAGCACTTGAGTGGAATGAAAATTAATGCCATTCGCTATGTTAGCGAACCTCCAGTAACTCCATTTGCTCCTACTTGGGACTTCACTCTTGCTAACGCACAAACTGATATTGATCTTGATGCACTGAAAGATCTAATTCTTGAAAAAGAAATTGAAATTAAGGAAGAGTTTCCCGCTGATATGGGATACCTTCCTTTGAATGACGGTCAAACAGGTTTAGGTCCAAACAGTCTTACCGCAAGATTCAAGTATTTCAATGTTTTGAAGTGGGATCACCCCGTATGCAAACAATTGCATGAAGTTATTCGTGAAGTCCACCAAAAATACTATGATTCTATGGTTGGTGGAAAATTCCCAAAACTCAAGATTAGGTGTTGGGCAAATGTGTTACGGAAGGGTGAAAGTATTGGAAAACATGCTCACTCGGTTCATCCCCATACTTACCTAAGTGGTCACTTTTGTGTAAGTGCAACAGGAACTTCCACTAACTATATTCCCCCATATAATGACTGGGGAGAGGATATCATTGCAGAAAACATTCCTGGAGAAATCACAATCTTTCCAACATGGTTAGCACACTACACTTCTGTGACACAAGTCGAAGAACCTAGGATCACTATTGCTTTCGATATTGTTCCTGCTGAAGGTTGTCTTCATCCCGACGAAGACAATTTGGTCGATCTCTAAATACACCTATACAATGTTTTAAAATGGCAACTTATCCTGTTATTCACAAAGAAACTGGGGAGCAGAAAGAAGTGAGCATGAGTGTTCACGACTGGTCCCAGTGGTGTAAAGATAATCCCGATTGGCAGCGGGATTGGTCAGATCCATCTACTTGCCCTTCTCCTGGAGAGGTTGGAGAGTGGAAGGATAAACTTCGTAAATCTCATCCTGGTTGGAATGAGGTGCTTCGTGGAGCACAAAAAACTGGTCAAAATCGTCAAAAACTCACCCTAGACTAAAAACCTATGCCCAGAAAGAGAAAGTCTGAAAATCCGATTGGTGTTGGTATGACTGCTAAACAGATGAGAAGGAAGAAACCAATTAATACGGACTTCCTCGTTGATATTACTCCCCTCACAGATAATCAAGAAACATTATTCAAAGATTATCATCTCGGGAAAAACATTTTTGCATATGGGGCAGCAGGTACTGGTAAAACCTTTATTGTGCTGTATAATGCTCTTAAGGATGTTTTAGACGAAAACTCTCCTTATAATAAAATCTATATTGTTCGTTCTCTGGTCTCGACTAGAGAGATTGGTTTCCTCCCTGGAGATCATGAGGACAAATCTGCTCTCTACCAGATTCCCTATAAGAATATGGTAAAGTACATGTTTGAATTGCCTACAGACTCTGATTTTGAGATGCTGTATGGTAACCTCAAGCAGCAGGAAACTATTTCCTTCTGGTCTACCTCCTTTATTCGCGGAACTACTCTCGATGATGCCATTATCATCGTTGATGAGTGTCAGAACTTGAATTTCCACGAACTTGATAGTATCATCACCCGTGTTGGTGAAAACACTAAGATTCACTTCTGTGGTGATGCTACTCAAACTGACCTTACAAAAACTTATGAGCGTAATGGTATCCTGGACTTTATGAAGATCCTGGAGCAAATGCCGTCATTCTCGTCTATCGAATTCGGTGTTGATGACATCGTTCGTTCTGGTCTCTGTAAGGAATATCTCGCAACTAAATTGGCTCTTGGTATGTAATGTTTAATCATCTTGAAATTGACCTCCCTCGTTTAGAGAGAGACACCATTGACGGTGTTCGTTATTATGATACTCCTGATGCAAAGATGGTATCCATTACCTCTATCATCAGTTTTTATGAACGGGAAAAGTTTGCTAAATGGCGTAAACGGGTCGGTGATGAGGTTGCCAACGAGATTACTCGGAAGGCAACCCGTCGGGGAACCGACATGCACACTTTAACTGAGCATTATCTTAAGAACGAAGATCTTCCAGAGGTACAACCTCTTCCAGACTTCTTGTTCAAGATCGCAAAACCTGATTTGAACAAGATCAATAATATTCACACTCTGGAAGGTTCTCTCTATAGTAAAGAACTGGGTGTTGCTGGCACTGTTGACTGCATCGCTGAGTATGAAGGCGAGTTGGCAATCATTGACTTCAAAACCAGTAAAAAACCAAAACCAAGAGACTGGATTGATGGTTATTTCGTTCAATGTGCTGCTTATGCTTGCATGTATTATGAACTGACAGGAGTTCCTGTAAAGAAGTTCGTGATCATCATGTCATGTGAGGACGGTAGTTGCAAGGTCTATCAGGAATATGATAAACTTAAGTACATGAAGTTACTCACGAAGTACATCAGAAATTTTGTAGAATTTAAACTAAATGGAAAATGAACTAAGCAAAGCTTTGGGCAAAAAATTCATGAATGCCACAAAGTTCTCTTTAGAAATTGAGAATCTAGTCTTGCGTGAAAAGATCAATTATATTGAGGCAATCGTTCTTTTCTGTGAAGAAAATAATATTGAAGTAGACTCGATTACCAAACTTATTTCTAAACCTCTCAAAGAGAAGTTGAAGCGTGATGCTATCGATCTCAACTTCATGAAAAAGACTACGAGAGCACGGTTGCCGCTCTAAATACACCAGGCAGAGGAGAAAAATGTCTGACTTCTTTGAATCAGAATTTGTCCAAGAGGCAATTCAAGATATTAATGAACTTCAGGAAGAAATCTATACTGAAGTGTTTGCGTTCGACAAGTTGGATCGTGAAGATAAGGTCAAGCATCTTGACAAACTCGACACTCTGCTGGAGAAACAGAGGAATCTATACACTAGAATGACTCTCTCCGATGATCCTCGCGCAAAAGAAATGCGCGATAATGTCCGTAAGTCTGCTATAATGATGGGGTTCCCATCTGATGTGGACTGTGGGGTTCTCTTTGCAAACATGCAGAAAACCCTTGAAAATGTCAGGAAACAGATTTCTTGACATGGGCGATGGGTCCGCCCTATAATAGACCCGTAAAGAACAAATCCATTTACACAAGCCAAATCCAATGTCTTTTGCATCTCTTAAGAAACAGTCCTCCCTCGGTTCCCTGACTGCTAAACTGGTCAAGGAAGTAGAAAAAACGAATAAGGGAGGTGGCGCGTCTGACGATCGTCTTTGGAAACCTGAAGTCGATAAAGCAGGTAACGGTTATGCAGTTATCCGTTTCCTTCCTGCTCCCGAAGGTGAAGATCTTCCGTGGGCAAAGATGTACTCCCATGCCTTCCAAGGCAATGGTGGTTGGTACATTGAGAATTCTTTGACCACTCTCGGTCAAAAAGATCCTGTCTCCGAACTCAATACGAGTCTCTGGAACAGCGGCAGTGATGCCGACAAAGAGACTGCTCGTAAGCAGAAGCGTAAACTCTCTTATTACGCTAACATCTATGTTGTGAAGGACCCCGCAAATCCTGACAACGAAGGTCGTGTGTTCCTCTACAAGTTTGGTAAGAAGATCTTCGATAAGATCATGTCTGCCATGCAACCAGAGTTTGAGGACGAAGATCCTATCAACCCGTTCGACTTCTGGGCAGGTGCAGACTTCAAGATCAAGATCAAGAAGGTCGCAGGTTACTGGAACTATGATTCCTCTGAGTTCGCTCGTCCTAGTGCTCTCCTGGATGATGACGATGCCATGGAAGCAATCTGGAAGAAGCAATATTCTCTCGCTGAGATTGTTGATCCTTCCCAGTTCAAGTCCTATGATGAACTGAAGAAGCGTCTCGATTATGTTCTCGGGATCACTGCTGCTCCTAAGGCACCCGATCCTGAGGTTGTTGATGAGGAAGACGATTATGATTTCGCTTCTGTCCCTAAGGCAATGAAAGAGGAACTTAACTCTCTGTCATCGTCCAAGTCTAATGATGATGAAGATGATGCTCTGAGTTACTTCCAGCGTCTTGCTGAAGAGTGAGTATAAATAGAGGGAGGGAAACCTCCCTTTTTCTTTTATAGTCTCATTAATTACAGAAATGGCATTCCAAGGTACACCATTTGTTGTCACTTATGATGACGGTGACAATACTAATACAACACAAATCGAAGTTGTCGCAGAATCTGCTGCTCTCGCAGAGCAAAGAGTAAGACATCTTTTCCCTTCCGCTCAAAACATCGTAGTCGCTGCTGCCTCCTGATAAATGTCTCGCAATCAAGTCATTGTTTACAATGGAGATGATGGCTACTGTAATGTAGTCATTCCATCGACACAATGCGTTCTCTCTGACGAGGATATCATCGCAAAGGATGTCCCCGTTGCTGAGTATGCGGTGATCGATTACACTGAATTGCCCACCAAGACATTTAGAAACGCATGGAAATACAACCACTCAAGTTCGACTGTGGATGTGGATCTTGCAAGTGCCAAAGAAATAACGACCAAACTTCTGGAGGATCGTTATCTGGCAACGGAGAAGGAGAACGAGGAGATCACCAGAGTCGCCAGAATGAGGGGACAGGATCCAGTTCTTCTTGATAATCCCGCAGTTCCATACTCCACTATTAACGCTAAGAAAAGCGTTAACGGACTTCTTAGTCTTCTCTAGACTAGATCACTAAAAGCAATCTTTCCAGTGCTAGAATTGTACTGGGAAGACTCTTGATATTGCAAGAACTCTCTAACTTCCTGTAAGAAAGATCCTAGGAACTCTTTTCTGAGTACCTTAATGGATCTTTTTTTATTGTTCTTTCTAGTCTCAACCAACCAGTTGGATACACCTACAACAGGGTTCAGTGTTTGTCCAATGTTGTCTGGATCAGGAATTGTGAATCCAGAGTCTACGATCTGACCGCCAGGAAGAATAAGTCTTCCATTGCTATCCTTAACTTCTTTAGTTTCGTAGTGTCTTACTGCGTTGAGAGACTCTCCGTACTTGTCTACAGCATAATCATAAAGAAGTCTGGAACTGATAGGCCATTCTTCCCTTACATTGATGATGTTGGCAGTTAGAAGAACTACCCAATCATAGTAAGGACTACCGTACAGATTCTCTGCTACATTATCAGGTCTTTCGCCTTCGTAGACATCGTACTTGACAAAGTTGGTAGCATATAACAGTGCAGAATCTTTAATCTTCATCCTAAGGAAGAGATTCTTGACATCTACATACTGCTTTCTAGATCCACCCGTTTGTGTTGGGTTAAGATACTGGAAATCTGGTAATAGTCTGAAGTAAGAATTGCTAGCCATCAGAAGTTCTCCGTATCGAAGTCGTCAGCGTAAACAGGTTCGAGTTCGGTGAAGGATAAATTCAACCGATAGTGAACTGGACTTCCGTTTTCGTAAGTAGCATATGCTCCAGATCCAGTGTAATCAACACCAATATCTGTCATGGCGCATATTTTAAAGGCATTCAAGAAGGTGTTATTTTCTTTTCCGATCTTATATCTAAGTCTGAATACATATGGAGCTTTAAGGAAAGCAGCATTTTCTCTGTTTGCAGACATGCTCTTCTTCAAAGTTTGAATTATTTCTCTTACTCTAAGTGCTTCAGTTGAACTCCTAGGCACTAAGTCCCAGTTAAATCCGAAGGGTCTCAGAGATACACCATTGAAAAGCAGTTCAACATTCTGGTTAACGATTTGTCCAGACTGTCTTCCAAGAACATCATTCAGTGAAATATTTGATCCCGATAAACCGTTAATGATTCCAATCTGAGATCTTGCTCTGACATAATTTCTAAGCAAATCATATCCAGATCCCGATGCAGATTTTCCTAAACCACTAATTTCAGCATTTACTGAACCCATAAAACCAGATTCAGTCTGCTTTGCTCCAGATAGGGTATCTAAAAGACTTCCAGCAGCTTTAAGTCCTGCACCAGCAAGAGCACTTATTCTGCTTTCTCCCCATCCAGTTCTATTAACAGAAGCGATGCTATCTGGCATCGGCAAGAAAATAGTGTATTTTGCTTTAGCAGATTTTAATTTAGTATTTGCTCCTTGGGGACTAGAAAAAGAAGGAAGTCCTCCTGGTTGGTACTCTAATACCTCGATGGACATATAATCAGTCGTCGCATCGATAATATCTAGTGGATATCGTAGGATTTCCGCTGCCATTCCTTTTTATTTCCTATTTAGGTGGACACTTTGAATTTGGCATAACCTAATGATCTAGCATCTTCAAGTTCGTCAGCTTTCACTACATGTAGTTTGCCGACAACTTCTTCCCAGGTATAGTTTCTTTGTTCTGCCCAGTGGAAACTAAATCCAACAAACCCCCATCTTTGTATTTCTATGCAGGCAATTAAAGGAAATTCGTCATATTCAATATTAGGTGTTTTTGCTCTATAAACGAATGTGTAGAAATTCCCTGGTTCTGGAACTAAGACTTCCTCAGTCAATACTTCTAGAACTTGTTGCATGATATCATCTGAACTTTCCAGTCCAGTGAATCCGTCCACAACAGGTTGTAATCTACTCATACACCTAACTGATCTTCCGTTAAGACCTTGAATTGTAGTAAACGATCCTTACAGTATTCTGATGCTGCTTTCCACTTTGCTTGATTTTTAGCATACTCGGTCACTTCTCTAATATAAGTCTTAGTATGCTTCTTTTGCTTTTGTGGTTCAATGCACTGTTTTTTGGGTTTGATTTCAATAATGTACTTTTGAATTTTTCCAGTGTTCTCGCGTACCTTAATGTAGAAGTCTGGAAAATATCTATGTATTCTCCCATCTAAAGGAGAACGATATGGTATTGCAATTTCTTCACTTCCCCACTCTAAAATATTCTCATTCTTATCGCAATAGACCATGAACTTTCGTTCCCACAAACTACGATAAATAATGTTGAGATGGTCTCCTCGATATTTTTGAATATTACTTGGGCGAAATTTACCAGAATACGCCATCATAATAAGTCAACCTAAGGTATTTAGTGTGAGTTACCCTAGAAATAGATCTACCAGCGATGTTTTGGGGTTGTTTACCAAGGTAGCAACAACAAACCACTTCGAGCTGGAAATTTCTGCAATCCCAGATGAACTCAAGAAGTATATCCAAAAGCAAGATTCGAGAGTATCTAGTTACTTCATTCAAAGAGAGTTGGGATTGCTCTGTAAGGGTGCTGATATTCCTGGTGCAACTTTTGCCACTGCTCAAGTCAGTGGTAACTACATGGGCATCCAGCAAAAGTTTGCTCATACAAGAATCTACACAGAAAGTTCTTTCACTTTCATTGTAGACAACGGGTATAAAGTTATTAAATTCTTTGAACTCTGGCAACAGTATATTGCCAGTGCTGGTGAAGCTAGTTTGGATAAAAGAGCATACTACACAAGAATGCAATATCCAGAAAACTATAAAATGCCTATCATGAGACTTACCAAATTTGATAGAGATCACTATCAATCGGTAACTTATAGTTTCATTAATGCATTCCCTATTAATATTGTTCCCACTGCAATTTCTTACGATAGTAATAGAGTCCTTGAAATCAATGTATCATTTAACTATGATAGATATGTTCTTGGAGAAGTGAAGAGTCTCAAAGGAACTGATTCTTCTAAGGAACAACTTTCTGGATCTGGAGAGTATTCTGCTAAACCTGCTGCACCGAAACCACCAGAAAGTACTTCGACTACTAATAATCGTAATCTTGTTCCTGTTCGTGGATCAAGTGGTATTGAATACTACGATAGAAGTCAAGATACTAGGACTACTGCCGAGGTCAATCGTAGATTTTATGATTCCCAGGGTCGTCCATCTATCAACTAAATAATCATACTGAAAATCCTATAGGATATCATGCCTTTACCTAAGATTGCGACTCCGACATTTGAGTTGGTTATTCCGTCTACCAAGAAAAAAATTAAGTATCGTCCGTTCCTTGTCAAGGAAGAGAAAATTCTTGTAATGGCAATGGAGAGTGATGAACTTGACCAGATTGCTCGTGCAATTAAAGAGGTTCTCTCTGCCTGCATTTTGACTCGTGGAGTAAATATTGATAAACTTTCTACCTTTGATATTGAGTATCTGTTCCTCAATGTTCGTGGTAAATCTGTTGGAGAATCTATTGATGTCATTGTGACTTGTCAGGATGATGGTGAGACTAAGGTTCCTTTGACTGTCTTTATTGATGAGATTCAGGTTGTTGATGATCCTGACCATAATCGTGATATCAAAGTTGATGACACATTGACTCTGAGAATGTCATATCCGTCTTTGACCCAGTTCATCTCTCAAAACTTTGGTGATGCTGCTAGTCTTGACACTTCATTTGAAGTAATCGCTAGTTGTGTTGATATGATTTATTCTGAGGATGAGACCTGGAATGCAAAGGATCATACTAAGAAAGAATGGATTCAGTTTATTGAGTCTATGAATTCTTCTCAGTTTAAAGAGATTGAGAAGTTCTTTGCGACAATGCCTAAACTTTCTCATACTGTCAAGTTTGAGAATCCCAATACTGGTGTTGAGAACGAAATCGTCTTGGAGGGACTTGCAAGTTTTTTCAGCTAGCGATGTTGCATTCAGACATTGTATCTTATTATAAGATTAACTTTGCCTTGATGCAGCATCATAAATACTCCTTGAGTGACATTGAGAATATGTATCCCTTTGAAAGGGATATTTACCTTGCTTTGTTAGAATCTTATATTGAAGAACAGAATCTAAAAGCACAGCAAGCTAACGGTATCTGATGGCTATTGATCCCAAAAAGTTACTTCCGCCAGGTAGAGCAGATACTCCCGAAGGTAATGTTGATCGGGAGGGGGATTATAGTGGATATGTTACTGAGAAGCAGTATAATTCTCTCAACAAAAATATCCTTGCTATCAGAAAAAATCTGAGTGCTATTGCTGACCTTTTAGTTAAGAGAGGTCAGCAAGACGCAGTAGAAGATAACCAAGAAATTCAGAAGAAAAGAAAAGAGATCGATAGAACTGCGAAGGGAGCAGAGGAAAATTTCGTTGAAAGTTCAATCAAGCAGGCTCTAATTAAACCTGTCAAGGCATTAGGCAAAAAGATTCGTGGACCTTTCGATGGGTTCATGAAAGCCCTTGAATCGTTGTTCATGGGATGGTTAGGACTGAAAGGTATAGATGCGCTAGAAGCATGGCAGAATGGAGATACTGAAGCATTAGAACAGATAAAGAATGATCTGATTAAAGGACTAGCAGTTGCAGCAGGGATCGGTATCGTTCTAAATGGTGGCATTGGTTTAGTTACTGGTGCTATCAGCGGTATTGTGACTAGTTTAATAGGCAGTCTTCCTGGACTTATTGCACTGATGGCAAATCCGTGGGTATGGCTAGGTGCTGCTGCTGTTTATGGTGGCATTAAACTACTACAAATTCTTAATGACTCTGGTGCTTCTGGTTTAGGAAGAGGAAGTTACGGTCAATATAAGCAACAAGTCATTGACATGGTTGCTACTCAAGGAAAAGATGCTGCATATAAAGAATTAGAAAAGAGAAGAAATCAGTTATTAGCTCGTAACCCTTGGTTGGCAGCTCTTGGTCATTTAAATCCTGCGAGAGCATTTAGTAAGCAAGGAGCACTGCTCAATGAAATTGAGCAGAACATGGAGTTCATACAGAAAGGACATTATGATAGATTTACGGTAGAGTCTCTTTCTTCTGCAGATAAAAAGAGAATGAATCAAATCGTTGCGGAACTTGGTGTTCTTCGCAGCGTAACAGATCAGTTTAATGCAACCAAGTCTGAGATGGAAAAAGTCTTGGGTAACAAGACGGTTGATCAATTGACTCCTGAAGAAAAGTCAAAGTATGATGCTTTGAAGAGAAATGCTGAAGGACTGCGTAGCATGATGATCGCAGGTATGAAAAAATATAATGACATAAGAGATAGTCTTTCTAATCCTGCGGCAAGAGACTTTCTTGATGCGAGAGTATCTCGTGTTAATGCAGAGATGTTTAAAAAGACTACGGCTGATGTAGAAATTGGTCCTATAGACTTTGCAATTGGAGATCCTGATCCAAATCGGTTAGAAAGACTAGGTGAAATTCAAAATTATTTGAATCAAGGATTGAAGAATAAACCAGATCCTGAGCAAGCTAGACAATTATCTTCTACTCAATTAGACAATGCTAGCACTGTTGCATCAGCAATCAGTGATACAAGACAGTTAACAAAGAAAGTGAATATTAATGTTTCGGATAATCTTTCTGCAGCAGTTAATGAAATGCCCGCTTTTACCTTTATGCCATACAGTTCTGAAGGAAGAAAGGCACTTGAACCTGTGGCAACTGCAGCAGTAGGAACAGGATATCCCACCAACTTCCTGACACAAAATCCATATAACGCTAAAAATCTGATCTTCTCTGCTTCTGTTTTTGAGACCTCATGAAGTTAATCCCATCCAACGAAGCAATTAATATTGTTGAATACGGACTGCTTTCTCTAAGGCAGACAACTCAGGGTATCCGTAAATCTTTGGGTCAAGATATCCGAAAGGATAAGATTAGAGAGGCAGAAAAGAATAAGTTAAATGTGCAGCAGTTTGATGCAGTACAGAAGAAAGATGCTGAAAAGATAGTCGAAGCAAAGCAGTCAAATAATTTTATTAAGGGTGGTATCAATAATATTATGAGAGGTGCGAAGAGCATCTTTCAAGGTCTTTTAAGTGCTGCTGGATGGATTCTCCTCGACTATCTTGTCCAGAAACTTCCAGAAATCATTGTTATTGTCAAAAAAGTAACAAGAATTATTCAGAAGTTATGGAGTGCTGTACAGCAGACCTGGAAAAATATTCAATCAGTATTCAAAGAGATTGGTGATGTGTTCAGGCAGTTTGCTGATAACATCAAAAACTGGGATTTCCTAGATAGGGAGGGTAAGTTAAAAAAAGAATTTGATGAGTTTGGTGATTCTGCGAAGAAATTAAACAATGATCTTAGCGATAGTTTCGGTGACATTACAAAAGAATTAAAAAATCTTGCCAATATTAGTAAGGCAGAATTTAACGAAGCTAGAGCTGATCTAGGCATGGGTGGTGTATCCACCGAATCTGATGGTTCATCGTACACAATCCCCAATGCAGTGAATTTGAATATCCCTGGAGTCAAGGATCAATATGAGGCGCTTCAGGAACAATTGAGAGCAGAAAGAATTACCCAGACTCAATTTGAAAAGGAGGTCAAGAAGTTGCAACAGACTCCGCCACCCCCACAAAAACCACCAGAAACCAGACCTGCACCTGAACCAGCACGCCCGCCAGCTGGAGTGCAACCGCAGACATCTGCTATACCAGATCCGTCTACTCTGCCTAGGTTGCCCTTTACGAAGACTCTTAGAGGGCAACAGTATGGATCTGGGCGTAAGGGTGGAAGAAAGCATGCTGGTGTAGACTTTGATATCAATGGAAACGAAAAGTTCTATTCAAGAATTGGTGGAGAAGTTATAGGTGTTTACAAGGAAAATGGTGGATATGGACATTATGTTGATATCTACAATAAAGATCTAAATGTGACAGAGAGAATTGCAGAAGGTGCTAGAGTTCTTCCTGGAATTAAACGAGGAGTCAAAGTTGTTGCTGGACAAGCTATAGTTCAGGGAGAATCTGAAACAGGAGTTATTCACTATGAGATCAGAACAGGAAGGTCTGGTCCTGGTGGAGACTTTAAAGGCACTCAAGACCCTGTAAAATTCTTAAGAGGAATTGGGCAGGAAGTCAGAGAATTGCATCCATACTATACTTCACAAGAATTGAAACGATTCACGGATGTATTTGCCAAATCTGGAGATATGAAGACTTATGAAATGGCAAAAATGCCTCAAGTGATTCCGTTTGACATCGCTATGACGGATCTAAATACCAAAGAAGTTCTTCCATATGGAGAATCTACACTCGCTGTTATTGCTGCCAATGCAGTACCAGAAATGGATGATTCTGAATTCAAAGCGCAAAGAGAACTTATTATGTCCGCACTCGCCAGTATAAGACAATAAGAAATGGCAGAAGTAACAGGCGCTTCAAAATACGAACTCTTTGATATCTATTCCAAGGACGGAAATACCAAATTGTCCTTGCTGGGTTATATTATCAATTTCCAATATTTTGAAGATCTTCATTCTCCGTGTGTGAGCGCAGTTCTGGACATTGCGAACACTGGTAACATTAAAGATGGTAAAGGATTTTATAATGGACTTCCGATTAGAAAGGGTGAGAGAGTTCACTTTAAGATCAAAACTCCGTTAGATGCTGCTCTTGATAAAGAAGCAACACTTGAGTATGTTCTATATGTCAATGATGTAAAAGATATTGTCATGGACAAACAATTTGAGTCTTTTAGACTTACATTGGTTGCTAGAGAACAACTTACAAATGATCAAGTCAGAGTCGCTAGAAAATATACAGGAATGACAATCAATAAGGTTGTCGATCAAATGATCAGGATTTTAGATCCTCTTGCAATTAATGAGATTGAAGAATGCGAATCTCCATGTACCGTTTATGGTAACATGAGAAAACCATTCAATGTTATCACTTCATTGTGCAAAAAAGGTGTTCCTGTCGGTGCAAAGAGTAAGTCCGCTGGTTTTTTCTTTTGGCAGACAAGAGAGGGATTTAACTTTAGATCCATTCATGGTCTAATCAAAAGTGCTGTAGATAACAAGAAGACCATTGAGAAGAAGAAATATGTTTACAGTCAATTGATGGATTCTTCCATTGAGAATCCATTGATCAATGCTTACAAGATTCTAGATATCAAAGCAAATTCAACTGGAGACTTATCAGATTCTCTAGGTAAGGGTGAAGACTCTATCTATAGAATTTACTTTAATCCTCTAGATTTTACATTTACTCAACCAAATACATCTGTTTTTAATAATCCAAAGGAAGTTAGACTTGGAAAAGTGGATACTCCACCACTAGTTGCTGACCCAAAGAATATTCCTAATACAATGTTTGCCTCTAGAGTTGTCTTTGGTGTTCTTGATGCGGGAACTGCTTTTGCTGGAGTTTCAACTGCACTTAACTATGATCCTTTAAACTATGAGGCACAAGCATTATCCGACTATAGTAGGTTCTTCTCACAAGATTATACTCTTTTAATTCCGTGCAATACTGGTTTACTTGCTGGGGAACCTATTTACATTGAAATTCCAGATAATACATCTGAAGATCCCGATATTGACATTGAGCAGAGTGGACTATATATTATAAAGGAAATCACTCACATTTTTGGACCTACTACATCATACACGGGATTAAGAGTAGTGAGAGATTCACTTGGTATTACAGGACAAAAGTAAATGGAAAACATCGACGCCCACATTGCCAAGGATAAAAAGATCCTTGAAGATCCCACAACATCTCCTCAACAACGGAGACATGTAGAAGAGGAATTGCATGATTTGGAGGAGTACAAAGAGCGTCATCCTGAAGACAGTCACGATCCTACTCCTCTAGAACTTTATTGCGACGCTAATCCTAACGCTCTTGAATGTAGAGTTTACGACGACTGATGGCAGGAATCGAAGCATATCTTGGTAACAATCACTTTGCTGGACGCGGCGGATTTAACTGCTTTTGGGGTCAAGTACCCTCCAATGATTCTCAGGCTGAACAAGTATCAGAAGGTAAGGGTGTTGGTCATAGATGCAAAGTAAGAATTGCAGGTGATCATCCTTTCAATGTCGGGGATCTTCCTGATGAAGAATTGCCATGGGCAAATTTATTGTTACCAGTAACTGCTGGATCTGGAGGAGCAAACTATGCTCAATCTTCTGTTATTCAACAGGGTGATATTGTATTTGGATTTTATCTTGACAGTGACCGCCAGGTTCCTCTAATTACTGGAGTATTTCCTAGAACTCAGTTAGTTAATACAAAAGGACAACCTGCAGCATTTAATCCTGGTACTTCATATTCTGATGTAACTCCTAAACCTGTTAATGGATTTGTAAGCGAGAGCAACGAACAAAACGAAACTTCTCAACCTACTCCTAATACCGCAGGACAAGAACAGGCAGGAGTAAATGAAAGTGTACAACCTGCTGACACCTGTAGGAAAAATCCTATCAGTAGGATGACGAATGAGATTGAGAAGTTTCTCGGTAGAGTTCAAAAGTTCTCTCTCGCTGGACAAAACTTAGAGAATGAAATTAGAGCAACAGCAGATATTCTTCAAACTTCTGCGAACCAGTTTGTAGGAACTCTGATTGAAAAGTTATTTGATAAGATTGAAAAAGAGGGTCAAAAGGGACTAGAAGCATTATACAAATCAGCGTATGCCGCAGTATTTGCATCAACAGGATCTCCAGTTGCTGCACATAAAGCAGGTGTGGCAGTTCAAGCATCGATGCTGGCACCTACCTATACAGTACAAGAAGCAATCGGTTGTGTCGCTAATGCTGTAGTTGAAGGTCTCTTTGGAGTTATCGAAGGTCTCCTTAGGGATTTGGTTGATAGTGGAAAGAACTTTGCTGGTTGCTTGGGAGCGCAATTTGTTGGTGCGTTCATGAATAAGATTATCGACCAATTGGTTGATGCAATATCTGGACCTTTGCAGGGTATTTCTAAAATTCTTGATCCCGTACTTAATATCACTGATTTCTTGCTAAGTGCTGCCGATAACATCAATAGCATTGCATCTTTCCTTGATTGTAATCAGTCTAATGGTGGTAAGTGTCCCCAAGACAAAGAGTATACTGTAGGTGGAAATAGCAAAGAGAAGGGCGAAGATCCCTTTGAGTATGTCATGAATGCCATGAACTTCTCTAGAGGCGCTGCAAACCTCGCTAATGACTTCGAAAAAGAATATGGTAGCTGGGACATCTTTGGTGATGGAAGTCTCCTTAGCGGGTCTTCTGCGGTCATTCCTGGTGGTTGTTATGCTGGTCCCCCTGAGAATTGTACTGGACCTTATGTTGAGATCTTTGGTGGCGGTGGAGCAGGTGCTGCTGCTAAAGTAACTATGGGGTACTTCCTCGATGCTGCTGATTCTGGTAGTGGAACTACCTTGGGAGATATTGTTGGTGGTGTAGAGAGAACTGGTAGCATCATTGGCGTCGAAATGACAGACTTTGGATCTGGATATAGATATCCTCCCATGGTTAATTTCCGAGATAAGTGTGGTCTTGGTTATGGTGCATCTGCAAAAGCAATTCTCGGTGGAGAAAATGGTGATCAAGTAGTTGCAATCGTGATGACAACAACTGGAGAAGGATATCCTGTCGTTGAAAATGAGAACGCAGAGAATAGTGGAGTAACTCAAGTTGTCGTAGTAGAATCTGGTACTGGATATCAACAAACTGATAGGGTTGTAATTCCTGGTGTTTCTCCGTCTGGAAATGTATTCACACCTGCTCCAGAAGGAGTTACTCTTGTTGGCGCTGGTATTGGAACAAGTCCGATCTTTGATATCAGAGTTGATGACAATGGAGGAATCACCGAGGTTAAGGTTCTAAATATCTTGAGATTCGATGAGACTTTACCAGAACTCCGAATCGAAAGTGATACTGGATTCGGTGCCATTCTCAAACCTGTCTTTGGCATCCTACCTACAGATCGTCAAGTTGGAATTATCTCTTCTATCGACTGCGTATAATGGCAAGCAAACCAAAGAATTATAAAAGAAGAGTCATTGACTCTAGAGGTGCTCACTTCAGAATTGATAGTGGTAACCCAGTAGAAGGACTTGCTGGCGCTGAGGTTTATAAAATCTATGCGGTAAGTGATGATAACGATGTCTTTCTTATCTCGCACACTCAAGGCGGACTGTCAAGGATTGCAGCAGATAGGACACTAGAAGTTCGTGCTGGCGATAAGAATCAACCCAATGTTGCTGACATTAGAATCAGTGTTGCTAATGGAGACATCGTTATCAATGCTGACCGTGGTAGAGTTCGAGTCCAAGCTAAAAACATCATGCTCAATGCAGAGCAAGATATTGACATAAGTGCTGGACGCAATGTTAATATCACTGGTGGTGCTAGAATTCAACTCAAAGCAAACACTGTCGGTATTGAAGGTAAGAGAGGAAACGGTGTTCCCAATACCTTTGGCATGAAAATGTTTGCTGGATCTTATGTCCCTGGTGACATGGTTGAAGCAGCATTGGGTCCTTTTAGTTCTCCGTCTGTTCTTGGTATTGCTGCTGGAGTTATTGGTGCAGTTGCTGGTGATGCTGCTGGTAATGTCGCAAATAGTGTTATTTCTGCCACTGGTCTTGGAGGGACAAAATGACCTTAAACGCAACAACAATTAAACTCAGAGATGGTAGAACTGGAAATGGATTTGGTTTACCGTGTTCTTTCAGTGAGAGTGCAGACTTTCAAGATGGTGCTACCATTATTGGTAAGGTAGAGCAGGAAGGAAATACTGAAATTACTGGAGATGTTGAGATTAAAAGAAATAGATTAACTCAACTTGGTGGTAAAGTAAAAGCAGAGGGAGAAATTAGAACAGATAATCAACTCCATGTCTTACAACAGGGAACCTTTTATAGCGATCTTAAGGTTGTCGGCAGTTTAGATGGATTTGATGCCACATTTCTCAGTGATGTTACCTCAAATGGTACTTTCTATGGGAACTTCCAAGGAACAATCAATACTCAAGCATGGAAGAGTTTCGATATCAAACATCCCAATAAAGAAGGATGGAGACTCAGACATGTTTGCGTTGAGGGTCCAGAAGCAGCAATCTATATCAGAGGAAGATTAGAAACTGAAAATAGTATTAAGTTACCTGATTATTGGAAAGGATTGGTTGATTATGATTCCATTACTGTAGATCTAACACCGTTTGGTAAACCAGATCCTACATTATATGTTGAGAGTATCAGTGAAGATGAAGTTATTGTTGCATCTGATGGTGAGATTAAGACATTTTATACCGTAACTGCTGCCCGTTTGGGTGAAATGGTGGTAGAATATGAGGGTGAGACACTGGACGATTACCCAGGTGACCCCACCAACTTTACATTCCAGCCCTGACCTGCTAGAATACTGAGGTAATCAAAACCTCTCACATGGATGAGTACATTGAAGGCGTCGTTGTTGATGTCTGTACACGCACAATCCTCTGCGTATCTAATCTAGGTAACGAAAAAGTCGCAGAGTGTGACAACTACAAAGAGTTTCTTGGTATGCTTGAATTCATCAAGGCAACTCTTTCTGAAGAAGAAATTATTTACGCTGATCTTGCCCTGACCGAATCATGATGAAGATTTTTCTTGATACCGCAGATACCAAAGTAATTCAAAAACACTATCTGACTGGACTCATTGACGGTGTAACGACTAATCCCTCCCTCATTATGAAGAGTGGCAGGAATCCCGAAAGTGTATATGAAGAACTCGTTTCCATGGGTATCAAAGATATCAGCATGGAAGTCGTTGGTGATGAACAGTCCATGGTTACCGAAGGAATCCGCCTTGCTAATAAGTTTGGCGATGCTGCAACTATCAAACTACCTTGTACTGAAGAAGGTTTGATTGTCTGTGATCATCTTTCAAAAAATCTTGGAGTTCGTACTAATGTAACTCTTATTTTCTGTGCTGCTCAAGCAGTTCTTGCTGCTAAAGCAGGTGCTACCTATGTGTCACCTTTCGTGGGTCGTCTTGATGACCAATCTATTGCTGGTCTTGAGGTAGTTCGTTCTATCTCTGAACTCTATCGTATCCATGGGGTGAAAACTCAGGTTCTTGCTGCTTCTATTCGTAATGTGCAGCGGGCAGTTCGTTCCTGGTATAATGGTGCTGAAATCTGCACTATGCCTCCCAAAGTCTTTGAAGATATGTACAAACATATCCTCACTGATACTGGTATAGATATATTCAATAAGGATTGGGAGTCAGTGACCAATGGAAACACCAAAGGTCTATAGTGTTGAGGAGTTCCAAGAAAATTGGGACGAAATGATCTCTAGAGTAGAGAATGGTGAGCACATTGGAATCACCAATGGAAGAAATACAGCAGTCATGGTTTCTGCTGATGATGAACTCATAAGATTGTATACTGATCATGATGAAGGTCCTTGATAATTTTCTTAGGCAAGAAGATTATGATAAACTGATAGAAGTTTTTAATAATTCTCATTGGATGTACAATTCTATGATTGTACATGAAGGAGAATCTGATCCAAATAACTATCAGTTTGTTTTTCCTGCTTGGAGAGATGGATGGATCTGGAATCATGATATTGTAGATATCTTCTCACGATACCTTGATCCAGTTGCATGGGTTAGAATCAAGGCAAATTTTTCTCCAAAAAGACAAAAACTTCAAGAGAATTCATTGCATGTCGATACTAATCATGGAGACTGGACTGGAATATACTATGTGAATAGCAACAATGGTTATTCACACTTCTATGATGGTAAGAAAGTAGAGAGTGTCGCTAATCGTATGGTAATCTTTCCTAGAGAAACTATGCACAGCGGCACTACTTCTACTGATGATCATAGAATCGTATTGAACTTTAATTGGTTTGGGACCTTGGTGGAATAGGTAGACATGCCCGTGTAATCCAACAGGCAGAGATAGACGACTTAAAATCGTCCCAGTGTCGGTTCGAATCCGACCACGGGTATTATAAACAATAAATACAGCAGATCTATAAATCAAGTCTGTAATGAAGAAAGCATTGCTTGCTTTTGGAATGTTATTGTTGGCGGCACCTGCTCATGCCGATCTTAGTCATAAAATTTCTACATCAGTTCAACTGACTGTTGATGCTGCTGCATCTCAAGCAACTCGTCTGGGTTCTACATATTCGGTGAGTGGTAACAATGTATCTGCTACTCTTGGCGGTCTCACTGCTCCTGCTTCGGCAACTGCTGCGGCGACCATGAACTCTGGTACATATACCCAGACAACAGATGGAAGTGCCTTTTCGTTTAGCGAATCATTCAACAGCGGAGACGCAATCCCAACAGGAACGACCGTTACTAGCGGTGTGGTTGGATCCTTACCCGCATTTGGAAGTGTCACGACAACTGCTGGTGGCGTGGCTGGGTCTCTCGCTGGTACTATCGATTCTGCTGGGTCGATGTCGCTGACTGCTGGTGGCGCTGGCACTGCTGCAACAGGACAACTCGTTACAGAAATTACTATACGATAGTTGGATAGATAATCATGAAAAGATTATTTCTCCTGGCGTTTTTACTGGGATCTCCAGCAATAGCGGTTCCAGTAGTTCCTAACTTTACTCAGGGGTCAATGACCTCACACACTGAAACTACGAGTACTGTAACCGAGACAATAAATTCAATAGATTATAATACTGGATATCAATACACAGTAACTGGGAGTGGAATTACAGCATCAGGAAACCTTTCGCCAGGAACAGGTGCTAATAATGTAACTATCGAAGGGGTGACTTCATCATGGACAGGCATCAACAGCAGACCAACATTCACACAGACAACACCAGGAGCAGCGTTTCAGTTCACAGAAACCTATCAAGGGCCTGGTTTAAGCAATCAAACGATCATTCAAAGAACCACAGAAATTCAGTCGGTGACAGATACAACAAGTATCTTTACGCAGTAATCCTAAGTGTTGTTTCCACCCTACCCACACAAAGAGTTCTTGCAGAGACTGTTGGCGGCGTTAGCGCCACTGCTTCTCCTGTTGCTAATTCCTCTGGTAGTGTCACAAATCAAGCAATCCAAGTCCTCCAAGGCCCTTATATCACCAATACCTATGGTGGCGGAATCCAGTGCCAAGGACCTACTTTAAATGTAACACCATTTGTCACTGGTTCTGGTTCAATGCAGAAACCTTATGAACCGTACTATATGGATCCTGTATATGATATGCGTGACCTCAATGATGATGGGTCTCTGGATAACCCTGGCAACATTCTTTACCATGTACCCACCAGAACGGGTCAAAAAGATAATTACAACCTCTCAATCGGTG